AGACTTGGTAAACAAGTTAGCATAGATGATAAGAAGCAGTCACATGACGTTTGATTAAAATTACTTACCTGTAATGTCTCTCCCACTAATTTACATTTAATTTATTGGTTTATGTCAACATTATCTGAAAGAGTTCTCGATTGGACACAAACCTATTGCGAATCTTTAACAGAAAACTATAAACAACATTCAATAAGAATGTATCAAGTTTCTGATTCTGACTACTCTAAAAAGCAGTTAGAAGATGTAAAGAATGGCACTGCTAATCTTACTAACTTTGTTATCAAGAATGGTCGCAAGTATTACAAGATTATGCATCGTGAGTTTGATACATTTCAAGATAGAAATGAATGGAGAGAAGGAAGTGTTCATGCTTTCGTTGATAAGAATACAGGCGAAGTTTACAAACCTGCTTCTTACAATTCTCCTGCTAAACATGTAAGATATGATTTACGAGTTATCAATGACCGTATCAAATTACATGACCCCGATTATACTGGGTGGTCAGGTGGTTATCTCTATATGAGATAATCCCCTTTTTTATTATACACTAATTGAGGTAAGTTATGCTTAAAAATGTTAATCGCTACACAAGAGCAG